TCTTGGGGCTCTCGTTGACGATGGTCCCGACCATCTCGACGATGGTGCGACGACCACCGACGAAGTCTTGGTCAGCGAGCAAACCTCCGAACTTAGCCGGGCGAGCGCCGAGTGAAGCGCCGGCATGAGGGACGATCCCGTCGATGCCGGTGGTGCCGGGGCCAGTCGTGACGACCACGTCGGGGCCGGCGCTCATCGGGGGCGTTTTGGTCGCGGCGCGGGCAGGGGCAGTCAATCCTAAACTCTGAGAGGAAGCGGGGGTATGCAATTGAGACATGAGGGATATATGTACAAGTACAGAAAAGGTTTTTCAAAACAATACCTTCAGGCTCTGACAACCAGGTCAGAGGTGAAGATGGAGCGGATGGATAAAATTCGTCGACGCTCAAGTGACGAAAGGGCGCCGAGATCTACAAAGCGTCGCTCAACGAAATGACCGCCTGTGAACACGGGAGAGTTCTGGAAGAGTTTCGGAAGGTGGCGGCGGTACCTGCGGAGGATCAGCAGGATCTGGTAATAAGCCTCGTAGGAGACATCGTCCAGAACATCCGAGAGGAGATCGCCGTAGGAATAGGTAATCTCGAACTCCAACAAGTAGGACAGCACGCAGTCCAGTATCGTACCGCGGGCTTCCCGAAACAGAAGCTTAGCCAGCATTGGCAGGGGATCGCGGAAAATGCCGACGGGATGTAGCACCCACGAGCAGAACTCACCTTTGCGGGAGATCACCGTTTTGAACTGCAACGCGAAGTGACGGCGGATGCGCTCCCAGATGGGATTGTCACTGGGGACGCCGAGCACGAGCATGTCGTCGCCGCAGAAGCACGCCGGGAGATCTTTAAGCTCGTAGCGCAGACAACAAACCGCTTCGTTGTACCAGGTGTTGAACAACAAGGTGCACCACTGTCCAGAGTTCCGCATGATGCCCAGCGTGCCCAGCGAGAGCTCCACGCAAGTCACGAGGTAGAAATGGAGGTCGATGATCTCCTCAGGGACGGAGAAGCGCCGCATCATCAGAATCTCGAAGGCGAGCGTCTCCCCACGACAGGACTGGTCGTAGCGGGTATAGTCGTTGGCGAGAGTGTCCATGCTCTCAGGCATGTGCCGACGAACCCAACGTCTAAACTGGCCGGGAGTCTTTCCGCCGTAGTGGAGCGTCGTGTCTGGAGTGAAGCGCGCGAGGGCCCAATCGAGATACCGGGTCCAGGGGCCCATGATCGAAGCCACCATCTCCGTGAAGGAGACGATGGTTTGGAAGGGCTTGACCATGGCCTCGGAGAAGAGCTCATCTTCAGCCAAGTACGGGAGCGCGGCGGCTTTGGTCACGAACTGGCTCTTTGGGAACAACTGGGCGGCCTTGAGGTCAAGCGCTGTGTCATTATCACGCTCGAGATTGGCGAGTTTCGGGACGGGTCGTTCGAGACGCTTACGATTCGAGTCCTCGACGGCAGCTTCGAACAGGATGGGGTCGAAGTCGACGAGCCCAGGGAGATCGTGGCGTTTCGCGAACCCGTCGGCCAGGAGGGGACCGAGGAAAGATTTCTTGCGAAACTCCTCAAGGTTCTCACCGGGGGTGCGCTCGAAAATCAACCTTTTCTCCACACTGGGCTGAAACATCGACCGGTACTTGGCCGAGTGGTGAGGGAAAAGATGAGCGTGACTGCTCAAGTCCAGCGTCTCACTGTGGTTCATGTGAGACCACTCACCTTGCTCGTCGATGTACTCCGAGCTCTCGGGGTCAGAGAGATCACGCGCCTCGAGGAAGAGGTCATGGGAGCGGGGTGCGGCGGCGGCACAGGGGACATGCATCTCCTCGGGCTCATCGGGGGGCATTGCGCGGGGCACGAGGGGCACGGGCAGAGAGACCAGGACGCTGCTCTTCATGAAGGGACCCAGACCATCGAACTTGGAGACCGGGGTGTCGAAACGGTCACCTAAAGATCGAAGGGCACCACCCACAGGGAACGTAGGGGTGACGCGCCACTCTTCGTAAGCAGCCGGGTCGATGGTAACAGGCACGAAGTGCTCGATGGAACGTGGAGCAGCGCCGCCGAGGAGCGTAGCCAGGATAGGCTTGAGGTTCATGACGCGCTGAATTTCGGCAGCGTTGATGGGCATGATGACGTGAATGTCGTGAGAGGTGCGGGTGAAGGCCGTGTAGATGGCATCCTCACCAGTGGAATCACCGACGAAATTGGACACGAGAATGGTCACCGGCGTGTCGAAATCCATGCCACCGCAGGAGCTGTAGGTAAAGGTGTCATGGCGGGATGCCCTGTAGAGTTCCTGCTCTTTGATAGTGGGCACAATGAGGGGCCAGCTCTTGTTGATCGTGGTCGTTATGTGGATCCCGGATCCACTGTTCATCTGGCTCGTCGGGATGATGAGCCGGTACGCGACGACAGGGTTGATCCTGAAAGAGTCCTCATAGTACGCCGTGATTTGGGGGGCGAGGAAGACACCAACAGAGCGGCGAGGATCTATGACCGACTGCGTGTTCAAGACTGATGCGCCGGCCTGCCGGGGGTCCCCGAGGTAGATGATGTGCTTCAGCGTGGGGACGCACATGATGAACATGGAGTCGTAACCCTCGGGATATTTCTGGGCCTCGTCCAGCACCAGGACCTCCGTGCGTCGCTTGATGGCGCGTTCCAAGGTCTGGGCGACGAATTGGTTGTCTTTCGTCAACCCGAGCTTGGTCTCCCACTGTTCTCGGAGGCGCTTGAGGGGGGAGACGATCATGAGGGAAGAGTCGAGAGTCCCGAGGGTCAGCGCAGCGACACGGACGCGCGTAGACTTGCCGCAACCCGCCACGCCAGCGAAGTAGACGCAAGGGACGGAACGCACCTCGGAGAACTGAAGCGTGTTCTTCATGGCGTCCATCTTCTTCTTGAACCAATCCTCGTTGCGCAGGTTGAAGGTTAGACCAGAGCAAATCTCCTCGTGGAGGATGCGGGCGCTCGCGCGGTGGGCGGTTCTCTGGAAAGGGGTGTGGCCCGCACTCACCAAGTCCCAAGTGCGTAGGCCCTTACTCCGTCGGGCGGAGGATCCGCCGGCGACAGCCAGGATACCGGCCAACGCCTGGTAATTCTGCGCAGCAGCTCCTCGCCCAGCGCGTATCGGGTGTTGAAACGCGAAGTGGTCGGGGT